TTTTACTGTCAAAGAGCACAAGAAAGGTATGAAAATAGAAAATAAGCAAAAAGAAGATGAACGTTGAGAGAAAATTGCAGATCAGCTTCAAGATCAAGTAGAAAAACTTCAGACTCAAATAGAAACTTTAAACAGTAGACTGGAAGCAAAAGACGGTCGTATTATTGAATTAGAAGATCGATGCGAATCTCTACAAGAAAAACTAGATACATCAAGAACACAATGCTCTATTGCAACAATGCTACGTTGCAATAAAATCTCCTGTACAGATAGGGTTCCACCAATATCAGAAGCCTTTACTGGAGATATAAGTAGACAACTAACAGATTATATAGAGAAGATGTAATTGAATTTTGTGAATATGTTAATGTTAAGTGATTATGCCCGCGCTAAAAGGAATTGAAATTAAAACCTTATTTGGAAAAACAGTAGACAAAGAAAACGATTCTGTATTTTTTAATGACGCAGAACATCTTTATTTAGATAAATTAAGTGGTGAAAAATATATATCAGCAACGCAGTTGATACATAATTATTCAAACCCATTTAATTCAGCGTTTTTTAGTAAATATAAAGCTTTAGAAGCTTTGCTGGATCCAGATCATTTTAGTCTTGTTAAAAGCGGTTTGCTTGTGACTCAAGTGTGAAATCCAGAACTATTAGAAAAGTTTAATATAGATCCAGAAGTATTTGAACAAAAAACAAATGAGATATTGCAGTCTTGAGATAACACTAGAGATGAAGCTTGTGAGCATGGAACATATGTTCATGAAATAATGGAAACTTCTTTCTATGGAAATACTCATTTTGATCTATCCAACTTTGGTTGTCCCCAAATTTGTGGTGATTTCTCATGTATAAAAGGCAATTATCATCTGGATTTAGATAATGGAATTTATCCAGAATTTCTTATGTCATATGTAACACCAGAAGGATTACATATAGCTGGGCAAGCTGATTTAATAGTTAAGAATGGAAACGATATTTCTATTTTAGACTGAAAGACTAATAAAGAAATTAAAAAAAGAAGTTTCTTTAACTCAACTAAAAAGAAAAATGTAATGATGAAATATCCTCTTAATAACATTGAGGATTGTAATTATTATCATTATACTTTACAACTTAGTTTATATGCTTATATGTTACAACAATTAAATCCTGAGTTCAATATTAAAGAACTTAAAATTGTTCATATTGCAAGAGATGGTAAACAAACCATTTATGATTTAGATTATCGTAAAAGTGATATCGAACGTATGTTGAAACATTATGCTAAAGAATTGAAAACCAAAGAGTTACTAGATAGAGATAAACCATATATAATATAGTACACACGCGCGTATGGAAGACCTTGTACAAAAAAGATTAGAAATATGTAAAAAATGCCCAATAATGCGTATGACAGAATTTGGAATGAAATGTGATGATAGAAAATGAATCAGTCCAGATGGTACGCAAGCGTCTTTCTTTAAAAGAGACGGATGAAAAAGAGGATGCGGGTGTTTTCTTAATTCAAAAACACGTAATCCTGCAAATCGTTGTATATGCGGAAAGTGATAAAATGAATTAAAAGTGTTGCAGTCGGTTGATGAAACGTAATAATCAAAAACGAGACTCCTGAAGCAAAAAGACGATACGATATTTGTATGAACTGTGACAAAAAGATTAAAGTTGGAAAAGATTATGTATGTTCTCAGTGTGGATGCTTTTTAAAAGCTAAATCAAGATCCCCTGAAGAAAAATGTGTTTTAAACAAGTGACAATATGGAAGTGATTAATGAATTTGAAGGAATGCTGAATGATACAGCAAAAACTATTGTAGAAAATAATATGGAAGATGTTTGTATGGACGAGGTTGAAGTTATTCCAACTAATGCTAACGTATTAATACAACCATACATTCGTAATCCTTATAGATATATCGAAACAACAGCCTCTGGTTTAATTGTTGGAATAGAGAGTTCAAAAACTTATAAGTCTAACGAAACAGGAGAAATCGAACAAAATAACGAAGTTATTAAATGTGGAAAGGTACTTGCTGTTGGTCCTGCTTGCAAAAATGTTAATGTAGGAGATGATGTATATTATACTACATATTCTCAAGCAATTGTTCCTTTTAGAAAGAAAGGATACGTAATTGTTGGAGAAAATCTCCTTGTATGTAGAATTGTTAAAAAGAATGTTTAATGGAAAGCTTTAATGAAATGAAATTTTACGCACCTGGAGATTTAGTAAGAGTGCGTCATAACATAGATTTTGTTCCTGTGATGTGGGTTGTAGAAAAGATCAGCAGGAATATTAGAAACAAAGATACTGGCGAAATGGAAACAATGTTTCTTGGAATTAAATGCAGATGGTTTAATTCACACGGAGATCTCCAGGAAGCTGTGTTTAATACTAAAGATTTAAAAAAGGTAGAATAAAATGTTTAAGAATCCTTTAAAATATCAGCAAGGTGGAAAAACTCAAGACCCTATAGGTCAATTAGTTAAATGGCTTGTTCAAAATACAGGATTAGACGAAAATCAAATTTCACAAAGACTGAATCAGATTTTAAGTGACGATACTGCTAAACAAGAATTGGTAAACAACTTACAGAATATGCAGAAAGGAGATCAAAATGCTGCACAGAATATTATAGGAATGTTTGTACCTCAAAGTGCAAAATTTGGTGGAAAGATTCGTGATTTTATCTGCAAACATGCAAAAGGTGGAGCTCTTAAAGGATGTGGTTGTAAGCAAGAAGGCGGTTCTATTTGGGGAAATCCTTATACAGATTCCTTAGGTTCTTGGCGCAATTTCCATTTTCCGGAAGGCGGTTTTGCCGGAACAGTAGATATGAATACTGGTAGAGCGTACAAAGCAGAAACTAATGAAGAAATGCTTCAGCCAGGTAGATATAATAGAAAAGGATATCCTATGCCAGAAAATGCTTTCACAAATGGTACTTGGTATGAAGTAAATCCTTACGGTAGTGTTTTAGTTAATATTCCCGAAGGTGGCCAACAAGTTCTTCATGGAAATGATTCTACTGCTGTTGCTAATTTAATAAAACAGTGGGATCAAAGTAAAGTTGGACACGCTACTACAGAGAAAGAAAATGGCGGTAAGGTAGAAAAAGCACAATCTGGAGGAAATGTAAACATCCTTGGAAAAATAACTCCATATACAAATCCTGTTTCCACAATGCCAATGGATTCCAGCGAAGTTGTTTATAATCCTTTGTTTAGGTCTCTTGTGTTTAAAGATATTAATGGTAATGATGTATCTTGGGCACGAAATTATGACGGTTCTTATAGATATCGTAATGGAAGGGATATTATGGATTTTGATCCAAACCAGGATGCTGGCTATATTCCGTATAGCAAAATGAAAGCTTGGGGAAGAGGAACTTCTGGTTCAACAAAATTATCCGAAACGGACAATAAGAACTTAAAAAATCTTGAAGATAAAACAAGATTAAAAAAAAAGAAAAATCTAAAGTAAACAAGGGACAGTTTGGAATGTCTATCATTAATCCGAATGTTGTTCAATATGTTTACGATAAATTAGATAATTTCTTAACTCCTATAAATCAATGAGAAAAAGATTATGGAGTTAAACCAATATTAGGTGTTGCACCAAAGTTCGTAATTAAACAACTTCCAGATGGAAGTAAAATTAAAATTATAAAGGAAGGTGTATCTGGAGCTAGTAGAAGAGCTAAACGAGATCTCAAAGCAGTAGATACCTATATCAAACGTACACCTGAAGCAACAGTTGACAAAAATAGAGTAGTTAGCAATATGATGAAAGACGGAATTGATGTTTCTACAAAAGATGAAAACAGAATCTTTGGAGAAATTGCTAACGGAAAAGCCGCTTTATATGATAAATATTTAAAATAATGCAAATCTTTATATTCGATAACGCAACAAATTCTCTTCGAATAGATGATTATAGCATATTATTAGTTAAGGAATTCGCAAAATTATGAGAACCAGAAAGAAATAAATGTAAGGAGGATAAGAAAGGTGAAAAGCGAATTCGCGCCTATAAGGAATTCACTTACATTTATTTGGTTCTTGATTTTAAAAGCCCGTACTTTAAATATCTTGAAAAAGATAAACATGAAGCTGCATTAGCAGATAGTGGTTTAACAGAAGAAGACTTAAGAGATGAAGACTTCTTAGCAGCATTTAGAAAATATAGAGAAATCCAAGATGAAGATCCTTTATTATCACTAATTAAGACTTCTTATCGTACACTATACAAAATGCAAGTTCATTTGGACGGTGTAGATTTCTCAGAATTAGACGCTGATGGTAAACCTATTTGAAAACCCAAGGATGTTATAGCAGATATTAAAAGTATTGGTGTAATGAGAGCAGAACTTAAAGCTCTTGAAGAATTACATAAAACAAATATGGAAGCTGAAGCTGCTACACGTGGTGGAGTTTCCTTAGGAATGTTGGACTAATATGGCTATTGATAAGGTAACTGGTAAACGACAAAAAGTAGTAAAGACCGAAATTGAAAAGAAAGAAGAAAAAAGAAAGAAGGCTTTACCTAAGTTTGATACCAAATATGAAGAGGAATTAATTAAGCAACTTTTTGAGGAAGACCAAAAGAAACAAGATATAGATAATTTTGAAAACATGATTCCAGAGTATTCTGGACCTTTTGTACATCATGAGAGACCTGGAGAGGAATGGGATGTTCCTATAACAGAAGAAATTCAGTATTTTGATCCAGAACTATCCTACGAATTAACTGGATATCGTCCGATTAATATGACGAAAGGATTGGATTTTGATCCAGAACCTTTCTGTGAAATGGCTAATATTTACAAGTCTAATGGAAGATATACAAATTTTCCAGAATGAACAAAACCATGACACGATTTATGAACCAGAGAAAAGAATAGAATGAATGATGGTTATACCGTTGGAAAATATAGAATAACAGGTGATAACTATTATTATTTGAATTATTATCGGATGGAAGTTATTGATGAAGATGCCGTGTCTGGTGCTGGTCGTCATTATGATTTTCCTAAATTTTTATCTAAACAATATGAGTGATTTCATTATTTAGAAATGGCGGAAAGATTATGCTTAAATGCAATAGCACTTAAATCTCGTGGTGTAGGATGGTCTGAAATGACTGCAGCAACAGCTGTAAGACCGTATACTACAAAAGAAGCATATCGTGCAGTTCTTACAGCATTTGACGATACAAAATTAACTTCTTTAAAACGTAAGTGCTGATACCAACTAGATTGGTTAAATACAAATACATCTGGTGGTTTAAGACACGTTAGACAAAAACTTAATAATGATGATACAAAAAGAGCCTCAAAAGTTAGTAGAGATGGAACTGAGTCCGGATGAATGAGTGAAATTCATACAATCATTGCCGATAAGCCTGGAAAAATCAGAGGTGATCGTACTGATAGATTGATATATGAAGAGGCAGGATCTAATCCCATCCTATCTGCTTCCTGAATTCAGGGAGATTCCCTCGTAGAACTTGGTGGTAGACACTTTGGCACAAAAATAGGATTAGGAACAGGTGGTGATGATATGGCACTATCTGGATTGGCCGATGCTTTTACAAACCCAAAAGCATTCAAAGTATTACCTTTTAAGAATTATGATACTTATGATGGTAATCCTGAATTAACTGCATTCTTCCTTCCAGCACATAAATTTGCTTTGGTGTCTAAATATCTAGATTCTAGAGGTGTAACCAACTACATAGAATTCAAAAAGTATTATGAAGATTATCGTGCATCTTTAAGTGGACAAAAATATCTTGATGAATGTGCTGAGCACTGTTTTGTTCCAGAAGAAGCATTGGCAAAAACTGGTGCAAATGTATTTGATTCTGAATTAGTTTCTCAACAAATGGTGAATATTAAAATTCACGGTGCTGGAGAAAAAATCGTTCCAACTGCACTAGAGTGAGATAAGAATTCACCAAAATACAGCAAAGTAAATTCTTATGAATCAGCATCTTCTAAATTACTTGTAGTAGAACCACCTCAGAAAGATCCTGACGGAAATGTATGAAAGAATCTATATGTAGCAGGAATCGACTCTATTGATATGGGTACAGATAATTCCGCAGAAGAAAATGATGTATCTGATTTCTGTATTGTGATTAAAAGGCGTGTATTTGGAGATCAAGAACCTAAATATGTAGCTGTTTACAAAGATAGACCTAGAGACATCCGAGTTGCATATATGATTGCTCTTAAATTGCTTACATGATACAATTGTCAGGCAATGCTCGAGTTTACTAAGATTACCTTTCAACAGTTTTTAAGAGAAAGAAATAAAGAAAACCTTTTGATGAGTAGGCCAGAATATGCAGTTTCTGTTAGATCTAGAAAGAAAGTTACCAAACGCTTAATAGGTATTCCTAGTACAGAAGCTGTCATTAAGCATGGGCTGGAATTAATAAGTTCATTTTTAAGTGACTATTATTATACAATCGATTATCCAGAAATGCTCGAAGAACTTCTAAAATACACCTATGAAAATAAACGTAAATTTGATATGATTGCAGCTATGTCTTGCTGCGAGATAGGTGATGAAGCATTGACTGGGATTGGACCGTCCAAACCTGTAGTTACACAAAAAACTTGGCAAGATATCGGCTGATATAAAAATGAAAAAGGTTATCTACAATATGGAATTATTCCTAATAAAAACGTATTATAATGACAGAGTTAGAACATGAGGTTTTGTGTATAATTAATGAAGTTACAGAAAACTG